ACTGCCGGACCGCACCAGCCCCGAGGACGAGCCGGATGCGATGGTGGCGACGGAGCGCGAACTGGAGAATTGCGCGCTCAATGCCATCGAGCAGCATCTCCCCACCCCCTCCGTGCATCAGGACGAGGCGGTGGCGCTCGATCACAAGGCTTGGAAGGACGAGGCCGCCCGGCTCTCGCGCGATTGGGCCACCTACCGCGACTTCACACCGTCGCAGGAGACCGCGTGGCAGGCTTTCTGCGCTCACCTCGACAACGCTCGGATGCACTGGCGCGCACATGCTCATCTCGCCGCCACCCCTCAGCCACCAGAGCCCGCCATCAGCGTCTATCAGCCCACCGAAGGGGAGGCAGAGCCCTATCGATGGAACGAGCCAGGCATTCAAACTGTGCACGCGATGCTCTGCTGCCACGGCGGAGAAGATCAGACGAAGTTGGCATGCCGAATCGTTGATGCTCTCGCCGCAAGGTTTGGCCCTCTCACCACACCCCCTCCCATGGGAGGCGAGCCTGCGGCAGCGCCCGGCCTGGCCCTCGAATCGGGCGAGTTCATCCCCGCGGCTGAGATCGCGCATCGCCCCGGCTAACCCCATGTCCGCCTGGCGTCTCGCGACCCGTGCGCTCTACGAGCTCGGCCCGGCCACGTCGTGCGCCGTCTCCCTGCACGCGGGCGGCGGGTTCAACGAGCACCGCGCCCTCTACGTGGCGCTCACCTACGGCCTGGTGCACAGCCCGGGCCGCAACGCCTCGCTGCCCCTGTGGTCGCTCACCCCGCGCGGCGTCGACTGGTGCGAGGGCCGCGTCACGCAGATCGAGGTGCGGCCAGGTGGCCGGCGCTGGGTCGCCACGTGGCTGATGTCGCTTCCCCGAGGGATTCGATTGAAAGGAACACCAGCATGAACGACGACACCGAAAGCCAATTGCCGCCGCTACCTGAACTGCCGCCGCTACCTGAACTGCCGCCATACCGCTACTGCGACGGGCGCTACAACGAAGACGAGATGCGGGCTTACGCGAGCGACGCCAGCCGCGGGCTACGAGAGGCGCTGACCGCCTGCGTCGATGTTCTCGAAGAACTGCGGCGCGGCCACGGGTGCGAGGTGTCGGGCAAGTGCTACCCGGCGTTGAACATCGGACGCGCTGCGCTAGGTCGCTAACCTCCCACCCCGCTACAAGCCGCCCGCCGGGCGGCTTTTTTGTGCCTACCGTACCGGTACGGCTTGCCGGCTAGTGGTAAATCCTGCTGAAAAAGACTTTCAGCAAATGCTCAAAAGCGCGTAGCATCAGCGCCGCCATCCTCTAAATTGTGTGCCCCCAGGTGGGGACCGGGGCCCGTACACACGGGGGAGGTTGGCGCTTTCGCCCGGTCTCCACCTGGGGGTGTTTTTCAATAGAAAGCGCCCCCGACTTGAAGGTCACCCCCATCACGCTGCGCGAGGCGAGCGCCTTCATCGCGCAGCACCATCGGCACAACAACCCGCCCCGAGGCTGGAAATTCGGCGTCGCAGTGCGTCAGGCCGACGAGGTCGTCGGTGTCGCCACCGCTGGCCGCCCGATCGCCCGCATGTTCGACAACGGCCTGACGCTCGAAGTCAACCGCACCTGCACCGACGGCACACGCAACGCGAACAGCATGCTCTACGGCGCCGTGTGGCGGGCCGCGAAGGCCATGGGCTACACGCGCTGCATCACCTACACCCAGCACGACGAGACCGGCGCCTCGCTGAAGGCGGCCGGCTGGCGTCGCGTCAAAGAGATCGCGCCGCACACCGGATGGAGTCGCGAAGGCCGCGAGCGTGACGACGCCGAGAACCGTAGCGCCGGCGTGGCGCGCGTGCTGTGGGAGATCACCGCATGAAGGTCCTCTCCATCTGCACCGGCATGGGCCTGCTGGATCGGGCCTTCATCGACGCTGGCTTCAGTGTGCTTCCTGGCTGCGAGATCGACGACAGCAAGCGCGCCATGTACTTGGCGCTGTGCGGGAAGTCGCCCTTGGTGGAGGACTTGGCCGACCTGCCCTTTGTCCTCCGCGGGTGCAGCCATCCGCCGCGTTTCAACGGGATCATCGGCGGCCCATCGTGCCAGTCGCACAGCAAGCTGCGCGCGATTCGCGATCCGAAGTTCCCGGACCTGACACCGTTGGTAATCGAACTGCTGGATGCCGTCGAGCACGACTGGTTCCTGTTCGAGAACGTCGTCCCCATCGACATCCCCGGGGCAGTTCACACCAGGTGCAACGCAATGCACTACTACCAGCCGCACCAGAGCCGCAGCCGGTGGTTCACCCACTCGCCGAACATCACGCCGCCGAAGCCCATCTTCAAGGGCAACGTCGACGACCTGATGGCCTACAGCATCGTCGCCGGCCGCATCTACGGCCCCAAGCGCGGCGCGAAGCTGCAGGGCTACCCGGCAGCGGCTGACCTGCCGTTCCCCTGCATGACGCTGCAGCACGGACTGGCCGACGCGGTGCCTTACCCGCTGGCCCTGGCCTGGGCGAACGCGATCAAGGCGTCAATGGTTGTGGGGGCCGAACTCGTATGAGCGTCCCGACCCTCAATCCTTTGATCAGCCGCATCGGCGTGCCCGATGCAATCGCAGCACTCCCCGGCTGGCTCTGCTGGCGTTTCGAGTCCATCCCCGGTGAGGTCAAGCAGCGCAAGGTGCCGGTCTACGCCGACGGCTCAAAACGCCGTGGCCGCCAGGGCGCCACCGAAGACCGTGCACGCCTCGTCACCTACCGCGAGGCCGTCGGGGTCGCCATGCAACGCGGGTGGGGCGTCGGCTTCGCCCCGATGCCCGAGTGGGGCGTCACAGCCCTCGACTTCGACAACTGCGTCAGCGCCGGCCAGGTGCACCCCGACGTGCAGCGGCTGGTGGCCGGCACCTACGCCGAGCTATCACCATCAGGCCGCGGCGTGCGTGCCTTCGTGCTCGGCCAGTTGGGCAACCGCAAGGACGCCCACGGCACCCCGTTCGGGATCGAGACGTTCGCATCCAAGGGCTTCGTTACGGTGACCGGCTCGCTGCTCGACGTGACCAAGCTCACCGACTCGCAGGACACCGTCGCCGAGGCGACACCCGACCTGCTGGCCTATTGCGCCCAGCGTTTCCAGCGCGAGGCCAGCGAGCCGGCTGAATACACCAGCGACACGCCCCCGCTCGGCCTCACCGCCACGCAACTGCAGGAAGCGCTCGACGTGCTCGACCCGTCCATGTCGCATGCCGACTGGCTGGCCGTGGGCATGGCCTTGCACCACGAGACCAGCGGCGACGGGTTCGACCTGTGGGACCAGTGGTCCGCGCCCGGCAGCACGTACCCCGGCACGGACGCGCTGCGCACGCGCTGGGACTCGTTCGGGCGTGGCGGCCAGCGGCCGACCACTGCCCACGTGCTGGTGCGCATGGCGAACGCGAACGGTGCCCGCATCGACATCGCCCAGCTTGAAGCCGGTGACGACTTCGAGGTGCTGCCCGACGAGCCCAAGGTCGAGAAGCCGCTGCGCTGGCAGATGGTCCCGGCCCACGATTTCGCCAAGGGTGCACCGCCCAAGTGGATCGTGCGCGACGTGCTGCCGCAGGCCGAACTCGTCGTGCTGGTGGGCGAATCCACCGCTGGCAAGTCGTTCATCGCGATCGACCTGTGCGCGGCCATTGCCCGCGGCGTCCAGTGGCGCGGCAAGCGCGTGAAGCAGGGGCGGGTGGCCTACGTGGTGGCCGAGGGTGGCGGCGGCTTCCGCAAGCGGATCACGGCCTACGAACAGAAGAACGGGTCGCTCGAAGACACGCCGTTCAGCGTCATCCACGCGGCGCCCAACCTGCTGCAACGCGACGACGCGGTCGAGGTGACCAAGGTCATCGCAGCCGGCGGCGGGGCCGACGTGATCGTGATCGACACGTTCGCCCAGACCACCCCAGGCGCCAATGAGAACGCCGCCGAGGACGTGGGCAAGGCCCTAGGCCACTGCAAGAGCATCCACAAGGCGACCGGCGCCGTGGTGCTGCTCGTCCACCACCACGGCAAGGACACGACGCGCGGCGCGCGTGGCTGGTCAGGGCTCAAGGCGGCGGCCGATGCCGAGATCGAGGTGCTGCGTACCCCGGGCGGCCGCCTGCTGCGCACCAGCAAGCAGAAGGACGGCGAGGACGACCTGAAGTTCGGTTTCGACCTTGAAGTGGTGCCGGTGGGCATCGATGAAGACGGCGAGATCGAGACCTCGTGCGTGGTGGTCGAGGCCGAGCTTCCGGCCGCCGGTCAGGTGGGCGAGGCACTGAAGCGGGCGGGGCCTGTGAGCCGCGCTGTGATCTCCGTGATGAGCGAGATCGCCGAGTCGCAGACCTCGGGCATCGAACTGAAATTCGTGGTCGAAGAGGCCGCGAAACGCTTGCCCGAGCCCGAGAACGGCAAGCGGGACACGCGGCGGCAGCGTGCGCGGCGTGCGCTGATGGAACTGTGCGAGGGGGATTCGGCGCCGTATTTCATCGAAGACGACAGCCTTTCGATCGTGTGAGGTGCTTATGAACGTGCAAATTTCAGCGTGCAACACTGCAACACGAGTGCAACGTTGCACAAATGTTGCTGTTGCGGTACCCGATTCGACTGCAACACACGCAACATCACCCTACGGGATGTTGCAGTGTTGCATCGGACCGGGGGTCTTTGACCTCGAATGCGAAGAAAAAAGCGAGTTCGCTCCTAAGGCACTGGCCGATTCTCAATTCGCAAATTTCTGCGCGCCGCGGGGGTTCGCATGAAACTTGTCGCAATCAACGAGAACGGCAAGCGCATGGGTGAAGGCCATGGCCGAGCCAAGCTGACCGATCACGATGTCGAGCTCGTGCAGTCGCTGCTCGCGTGCCGCGACATGCTGGTCGACGAGTACGCCAAGCAAGGCCTCGCCCGCGGCCACATCCACAAGGTGCTGAACGAGCGGCAACTGTCCTACGCGTTCATCGCCGAGAAGTTCGAGGTGTCGAAGAGCCTGATCAAGGCCATCGCCGACGGCAAGGTGCGGGCACGCGCGGCCATCGAGTGGAAGCGGGTTGGGGTGAAGACGCCGCGGTCTCACATCGCCGAGCCCGGCCGCGAGTGGGGCCCCGGCAATTGCAGCAGGCCATCAGGCCCGGGGGTGGGGGGAGGCGTCGCAAACACCTGCATGGCCTGCCTCGGACCGTTCGGGGGGTGCGAGTGCACATAGCCTGCTAAAGGCTCGCTAAATTCGGCCGGGCTATGACCCAGCCAATGCACCCGCGCATGCGGTTCTTTGTGACCGAGTACCTGCGCGACTTCAACGGCCGCCAAGCGGCCATCCGCGCCGGCTACACCGTCAAGTCGGCGGCCCGCCAGGCGCACGAACTGCTGCAACGAGACGACGTGAAAGCGGCCGTCGATGCTGCCATCGCCGCTCGAATCGCCGAGACCAAGGTCGAAGCGAACGACGTGCTGCGCATGCTGCTCGACGTGGCGACCGCCGACCCGAACGACGTGCTGCAGGTTCGGCGCCTGTGCTGCCGGCACTGCTGGGGCAAGGACTTCCGCTACCAGCGCACGGCCGGCGAACTGGCCCGCGACCGCGCCCAGCACCAGCGCGACGAGCTGCGCCGGCAGAAGGACGCGGACAAGGGCGGCGAGACCGACTACACGCCCACGGCCTTCGACGTGCAGGGCGGTGACGGCTACAACCGGCTCGCCGAGCCGCATGACGATTGCCCCGAGTGCTTCGGCGAGGGCGTGCCCGATGTGCACCTGCACGACAGCCGCCTGCTGCAGGGCCCGGCCCGGCGGCTCTACGCCGGCGTGAAGACCACGCAGAACGGCGTCGAGGTGAAGCTGCGCGATCAGGACAAGGCCGTCGAATTGCTCGGCCGCCACCTGGCGCTGTTCGCTGATCGCGTGGTGGACACAGGCGAGGCCGATCTCGCTGCCGCCGTGCTGGCCGCACGCAAGCGCACGAAGGCGGCACCCGAGCCTGAACCCGGCAGCGATCTCTGCTGATGAACGCCGAACTGCAACTCGCCACCGACATCGGCGGCTTCTTCGACGACCCGCTCGGGTTCGTCATGTACGCCTACCCGTGGGACAGCGACCCGAGCATCCAGATCGTCGAGCTCGAAAGCCCCTACCGCGAGCGCTTCGGCTGTCGGTTCGGCCCCGACCTGTGGGCCTGTCAGTTCCTCGATTGGCTCGGCACCGAGATCAAGGCCCGCGGCTTTGATGGTGTGCACGCTGTGGCACCGATCCAGGCCGCGGTGAGCTCGGGCCACGGGATCGGCAAGTCGGCCATGGCCGCGTGGCTCACGCACTTCATCATGTCCACACGCCCGCACTCGAAGGGCGTGATCACGGCCAACACCGCCGAGCAGTTGGCCTCGAAGACCTGGGCCGGCGTGAGCGCATGGGTCAAGCGCTCGGTCAATGCGCACTGGTTCACCATCACGACCGGCAAGGGCGCGATGCGGATGGTGCACAACGACCACCCCGACACGTGGCGCGTGGATGCGCAGACCAGCCGCGAAGAGAACAGCGAATCGTTCGCCGGCCTGCACGCAGCGAGCAGCACCCCGTGGTATCTGTTCGACGAAGCGTCGGCCATCCCCGCGAAGATTTGGGAGGTGGCCGAGGGCGGCAAGACCGACGGCGAGCCGATGCACTTCGTGTTCGGCAACCCCACCCGCAACACCGGCGCGTTCGCCGAGTGCTTCGGCAAGAGCCGCCACCGGTGGAAGACCTGGCAGATCGACAGCCGCAAGGTCAAGATCACCAACAAGGAACTGATCGCCAAGTGGGTCGCCGACTACGGCGAGGACAGCGACTTCGTGCGGGTGCGCGTGCGCGGCGTCTTCCCGCGGGCCAGCAGCATGCAGTTCATCGGCCGCGACCTCGTCGACGACGCAATGACGCGCGACATGCACGCCTACAGCCCCTACACCCGCGTCGCGCTGGTCGGCGTGGACGTGGCGCGCTTCGGCGGCGACGACTCGACGATCTACACGCGCATGCAGCGCGACGCCCGCACCTACCCGCCGAAGTCCTACAACGGGCTCGACACGATGCAGCTCGCCGCCCGCGTGGGCGAGCACATCAACGAACTGAAAGCCCTGGGCCTGCGCGTCATCGTCTTCGTGGACGGTGGCGGCATCGGGGGTGGGGTGATCGATCGGCTGCGCCAGCTCGGCCACGAGGTGATCGAGGTGAACTTCGGCGGCAAGCCCGACGACCCGCGCAAGTACAAGGACAAGGCCGCCGAAATGTGGGACCGCGCGAAGGCCTGGCTACCCACCGGCTTCCTGCCTGAGACCGACAGCGAATACGCCGAAGTGCTCGCCACCGATCTCACCGGCCGCGAGTACGGCTACACCGACGCCTCGCAGATCGTGCTCGAACGCAAAGAGCACATGAAAGAGCGCGGGCTCGCGAGCCCCGACCACGGCGACGGCTTCTGCCTGACCTTCGCGCACCCTGCGATGGAACTGGTCGCGCAGCCCGACGACACGCCGGGGCGCAGTGCACATAGCGCGAGTCGGCGCCAACACAATCCGTTCGATCGCGCCCGCCTTCGGGCCTAATTCCGTCCGCAAAGCCATGTGCCTCGGTGAAGCCGTTGACAAATTGCCCGGCGCCAAGCCGCCGGGGACCAATAGCAAGTGGGTGCCGACCGTGGGCGAGTCGGTCGATCCGCACTACATGCGCACGAACGCGAAGGCCGAGGAACGCCACAAGCAGATCGGCGTGCACAAGCCCGGCATTCCCGACCCGCCCGCGCCGCCCAAGGCACCACAAGCGGCCAAGGCCCCGAGCACCACGCCGCTGAAGAAGCGCAACCAGTTCGGCGGCTTCGCGGGCAGCGAGACCATGCTCACCGGGTCGAACGGCGTGGACCCTGCGACCCTGAACCTCGGCACGTCGAGCCTGCTGGGCGGTTGACCATGTGCCTCGGCGGTTCTGACATCCCCAACGCGCCGGCACCACCGCCGCCACCCCAGGCGGCCAAGGCACCGGACACCGCACCGCTCAAGCGGCGCAACACGGGCGGCAGCGGTTTCGCGCCGGCCCAGGGCTCGACGATGTTGACCGGTGCGACCGGCATCACGACCGCGCAGCTCAACCTCGGCGCCTCGTCGCTGCTGGGCGAAGGAACACCAGCATGAACGAAATCAGCATCGGCGACGCAGTGATCCCGCGAGACGAGCCCGACCACGACGTGATGACCGTCTACGACTTGAAGAACAACTACAACGAGGCGGATTGCAATTGGGTGATCGGCACCACCATGTTCAAGCGGCGGATCGCAATTCGCGAACTGATCCGCCTTGAGCGCAAGCCACGCAAGGCCGCTTGACCATGATGCAGAACCACCACGACCCCAAGACCCCGCAGCAGCGCATGCTGCAGCGGAAGACCTCGCTGTGGAACGACCGCAGCAGCTACGACTCGCACGCGCAGGACATCGCCGATTTCTTGCTGCCGCGTGCGCTGCGCCTGCACGAGTCCGATCGCAACAAGGGCGGCACCGACGCCTACAACTCGATCATCGACGAGACCGGCACGCTCGCTCACGGCGTGCTCGAAGCGGGCCTCATGGCCGGCCTGACCAGCCCGGCCCGGCCGTGGGTGAAGCTCGCAACGCCTGACCGCGACCTGATGGAGTACGCACCGGTCAAGCAGTGGTGCAGCAAGGTCACGACGAAGATGCTGCAAATCTTCGCGAAGTCGAACAGCTACCGCGCGTTCCGCAGCACCTACGGCCAGCTCGGCGGCTTCGGCATCGGCGCGAACATCGTGGTCGACAACTACCAGAACGTGCTGCACAACTACCCGCTCGCGTTCGGCTCGTATGCGATCGGCCTGAACTACCTGGGTCAGACCGACACGATCTACCGCGTGATGCAGAAGACGGTGGGCCAGCTCGTCGCCGAGTTCGGCTACGAGAACTGTTCGCAGACCGTGCGCAACATGTGGGACAAGTTCAACTACGACGCCCCAGTGCCGGTGCTGCACGGAATCGAGCCGCGGCGCGACCGCAACTACGGCAAGCTCGATTCGAAGAACATGGCCTTCAAGTCGTGCTACCTCGAAATGGGGCGCGACGGCGAACAGCAGTACCTGCGCGAATCGGGCTTCAAGGAATTCCCCGCGGTGTGCCCGCGCTGGCTGGTCGATGGTGACGACACCTACGCCTCGCGCTGGCCGGCGGCCGTGGCGCTGGGTTCGATCAAGCAACTGCAGCAGGAGCAACTGAAGAAGAGCACGGCCATCGACTATCAAGTCGAGCCGCCGCTGCAGGTGCCCGTGGCCTACAAGAACCAAGACCTCGACCGCCTGCCGGGCGGGGTCATGTACGTCGACACGAACACACAGACCGGCGGCATCCGCAGCGCGTTCGAGGTGAACCTGAACCTGCAGCACCTGCTGCTCGACATCCAAGACGTGCGCGACCGCATCAACAAGGCGTTCTTCGTCGACCTGTTCAAGATGCTGGCGAACGACACGCGGTCGAACGTGACGGCCCGCGAGATCGCCGAGCGGCACGAAGAAAAGCTCCTGATGCTGGGCCCGGTGCTCGAATCGCTGCACACCGAGATGCTGCAGCCCTTCGTCGAGATCACCTTCGCCAAGATGATGCGGGCCGGCCTGTTCGCACCTGGCATGCCGTTGGAGCCGCCGCAGGAACTGCACGGCCAAGACCTCGACATCGAGTTCATCAGCACGCTCGCGCAAGCGCAGCGCGCGGTGGGCGTCTCGTCGATCGACCGCTACGTCGGCACGATCGCGTCGGTCTCTTCGATCAAGCCCGGGATTCTCGACAAGCTCGACGAGGACCAGCTCGCCGACGTGTATGCCGACGCGCTGGGCGTCGACCCCTCGCTCGTGGTGGCCGACGACAAGATCGCGCTCATCCGCGACAAGCGGGCGAAGGCCGAGCAGGCGGCGCAGATGGCCGCGCTCGCACCGGCCATGAAGGACATGGCGTCGGCCACCAAGGACTTGAGCCAGGCCGACCCCGAAGGCATCCAGAACGCCGCATCTGCCTTCAGCGGCTACAGCATCCCGGGGATGGAATGAGACTCGCCTTCGCCATCGGGTTCGTGCTCGCCGTCGCGAGCTGCGCGGTGCTGCTGTGAGCGACTACAACCCGCTCGACCCGGCGCAGCGCGCCGACGCGAAAGAGCAGCAGGCCAAGCGCCAGCAGTTCGAGGCCGAGCAGTTGGCCGCTGACACGCAGTGGCTGATGGCCGACCCGCGTGGCCGGCGCCTCATGCGCCGCTGGCTCGCCCTGTGCCACGTCGATCACAGCACGTTCACGGGCAACAGCACCGGCATGTTCAAGGAAGGCGAGCGCAACGTCGGCCTGCAACTCAAAGGCCAGGTGACCGAGTTCGCCTTCGAGGACTACGTCGTCATGCTGCGCGAGATGCAGCCGACGCCACGCAGTGCACATAGCGCGAAGAAGTGACCACAGAATCCGCCGCCATGGACACCACGTCTACCGAATCTCTGCTCACCGCCGGCGCACAAGACACCACTGCCGCGGCCACGGGTGATCAGGCGAACGCCGACGCGACGAAAACCGCGGACGGTGCTGCGAGCACTGACGCTGCCAAGACCGAGGACGGCAAGACCGACCCGGGCAAGGACGCGGCAGCGGACGGTGACAAGGGCAAGCCCGATGCGGCTAAGGACGACGGGAAGAAGGACGGCGACAAGCCGGCCGGCGCACCCGACACCTACGCCGACTTCGCGATGCCCGAGGGCTACGAGCTCGACGCCGAACTGCTCGGCGAGTTCACGCCCGTGCTGAAGGAATTGAACCTGCCGCAAGAGGCTGCGCAGAAGGTCATCGACTTCGCGCCCAAGCTGATCGAGAAGACCGTCGCGACCACGCAGGCGGCCGTGCTCGAAGGGCTGGGCCTGAAGGACGCGGGCACCTGGGCCGCCGCCGTGAAGGCTGACAAGGAAATCGGCGGCGAGAAGCTGACCGAAAACCTCGGCATCGCGAACAAGGCACTCGGTCAGTTCTTCAGCAAGGACGCCATCGCAGCACTGCAAAAGGTCGGGCTGGGCAACCACCCCGAACTGATCCGCGGATTGATCAAGGTCGGCAAGGCTGTCAGCGAGGACGGGTTCGTGCCAGGCGGCAGGAACACGACCACTGAGAGCTCCGCGACTCGTCTTTTCGACAAGTCGAACATGAACCCGTGAACTGAAAGGCCCTGAAAAATGGCAACCCTCGCCGCAACCCATCCGACCCTGCTCGACCTGAAGTCGCGTCTCGACGCGAACAACAAGGTCATCCCGGTGATCGAAATGCTGTCGCAGACGAACGAAATCCTCGACGACGCCGTGTGGCTCGAAGCCAACGAGCTGACCGGCCACACCACCAGCGTGCGCACCGGCATCCCCGAGCCGACCTTCCGCAAGCTCTACGGTGGTGTGCAGCCGACCAAGAGCACCAGCGTGAAGGTCCGCGAAGGCCTGGGCATGCTGGAGAACTACGCCGAGGTCGACAAGGCCCTGGCCGACCTGAACGGCAACAGCGCCGCGTGGCGCCTGTCCGAAGAGTCGGCGATCGTGGAAGGCTTCGGCCAGAAGCTGGCCCGCTACATGATCTACGGCAACGAGGCGACCGAGCCCGAAGGCTTCACCGGCCTGGCCCCGCGCTTCAACGACCAGTCGGCGGTGAACGGCGAGAACATCCTGACCTCGGCCGCCACCCCCGACAGCACCGACAACACGTCGCTGTGGGTCGTGGGCTGGGGTCCGAACACCTGCCACATGATCTACCCGAAGGGCTCGCAGGCCGGCCTGAAGATCGAGGACAAGGGCCAGGTCACGATCGAGAACGTGGACGGCGCCGGCGGCCGGATGGAAGCCTACCGCTCCCACTACAAGTGGGACTGCGGCATGGTGGTGCGTGACTGGCGCTACGTGGTCCGCATCAACTTCGACCTCGAAGACGTGGTCGCCTCGGGCGCCACCGGCCCCGTGCTGCGCGACATGCTGGCGAAGGCGATGCGCCGCATCCCGAACCTGAACATGTGCCGCCCGGCCATCTACATGAACCGCGACGCGCTCGACGCGTTCGACCTGCAGATGAACCGTGACCCGCTGCTGCAGTTCAAGACGCAGGAAGAGGCGCAAGGCAAGTTCGTCACCCGCTTCCGCGGTGTGCCGATCCGCCGTGTCGACCAGATTCTGAGCACCGAGTCGGGCATCTGAGCCGGCTGACCCGAACGAAAGGAAAAGACATCATGTTGATGGACGAACGCAATGAATTCGCCGACGACGTGTCGGTGGCCGCAGCCGCGGGCACCGCGCTTATCGGCGACGTGATCGACCTCGATCCGTGCTCGATCTCGCCGAACACCACGGTCGACATCGAAGGCTCGGAGATGTACCTCGTGCTGCAGACCGGCAGCGAAGAGGTCATCACCGGGGGCGCGGCCGGCACCCTGCAGTTCTCCCTCGTGTCCGACGCGCTCGCGACCCTGGGCGGCGGTGTGGTGGCGAACTGCACGGTGCACTACCAGACGCCGGCCCTGGTCACCGACGACTCTGCTGCCAACGACAGCAAGTTCAACGTCGGCGGCCTGATCGCGGCCATCAAGCTGCCCAGCGGCAGCTACGAGCGCTACCTCGGCATCCTCGCGACCACGGCCACTACGACCACGACCGCGGGCAAGATCAACGCGTTCTTGACGCACGATCCTGCGCTGTACCGCGCCTACGCTGACAACGTGGCGTGAACACCATGAGCGACGAAGTCAAAACCGTCATGCTCGTGGCCGTCGAGCGCGGCTTCCTCAACGGCCGCATGGTCGAGCCGGGGGCCTCGTTCGAGTTCACCGGGAAGAAGCTCCCGAAGTGGGCGAAGCCGAAGGAAGAGGCGCGCAAGGCCCTGGCCGAGAAGGCGGCGAAGGTCAAGGCCTTCGACACCAAGCCGGCCGAGACCAAGAGCGCCGTCCAACAGAAGGCCGCGCAGCTCGGCGGGAACAGCCTGGCCTGATCCCCAGCCCACCACGACCGACACGGGCCGCCTTGCGCGGCCCTTTTTCCAGCAAGAGGTGCCTCAATGTCCCGATCCGATCCGGCCGAAGAGTGGGAAGCCGTCACCCCGGCCGACGGCGCCGACCTGCCGCGGCTGCGCGTGCGCGGCGTCTACTCGCATGACGGTGGCGATATCTCGTGCGTGAGCGCGAAGGGCGCGACCCGCACGTTCACGTTCGCGGCCGGCGAGATCAAGCCCATCTGCCCGGTGCGCATCCGCAGCACCGGCACCACGTCGACCGACATCTCGGTGCTCTACTGACATGCCGCTCGCGCTCGGCATTGGTCTCAGCCTGACGATCATCGCCCGCGCTGTTGCGGGCGGTGGCGGGGGTGAGACCGATCCGTTCTCGCTCTACTCGGCGCTCGACAAGAACCTCTTCCCGCCGCACGCGGGCGCCGGTGCTTGGGGTGCGCAGACGCAGATCGTCGAGCCCGATCTCCCGAGCGGATTGACGCCCGTCAACGCGGCGAACCTGTCGGAACTGGAGACCCACTGCCTGGCTGGCGACCGGCTCATCACCATCACCGGCGACATCGGTTCAGGCGGTATCAACGGCAACATCGAGAACGTCGAGATCATCCTGCCCACTGGGCGGACGATGAACGGCGTGATCTTCGGCAGCGGTGGCTCGGCCACCGTCAGCACGCGCATGCGCATCCGCGGCACGACCGCGGGCGACCCGACCACGGCGGGCAACTTCCACAACTGCCGCACGGCGGGCACGTGGACGCACCTTGTTCTGCACGGCATCAACATCACCGGCAGCGCGGAGCTCGACGCCTACAGCACGTTCGGCGCGACGAACGACCCGCACGACCTCGTGTACGTGATCGGGTGCCGGGGCATCGCTGGAAACGACATTTTCCTCGGCGACCCGAACCGCATCATGTGGGTGGGCAACAGCTTCCAGGCTGGCGCCGCGGGCAACGGGTTCGAGCAATGGGTGATCCGCACGCAGGACGCGGGCTACCAAATCTTCTTCAACAACCAGTTCCGCGGCTACCGGTTCGACATGATCCGCAGCCACCCGCGCACCGGCACGGCGAACGTTCTGCTGTGGGTCTACCACAACCTGCTGTGGCAGGACACCGAAGAGTCGAAGTGGGTCCGCTGCGATGCGGCCTTCGCGAGCCAGACCGGCACCGCGCCGGGCGTGTGGATCGAGCACAACGACCTGCGGTCGAACGGCCCGTCGGGCACGCCGATCAACGTGCTGAGCGGCACGAACGTCTACATCCGCCACAACACGATGCGCACCTCGTGGGGCATGACGGCGGCGAACATCACCGTCACCGGCGCCACGACGCAAGACATCAGCGACAACACCTACACGACCTACGCCGCACCGACGTGGGCGACCGCGGGGGCGCTCGGTACTTACGGCAACGGCGACCCGTCGGCGCTGTCCTGGGACTTCTGACATGGCCTCGAAAGTCGACATCTGCAACCTCGCCCTGAGCCACTTCGGCCAGGCCGCGAACATCAGTTCGATCAGCCCGCCCGATGGCAGCGCCGAGGCCGAGCACTGCGCTCAGTTCTACCCGATGGCCCTGGCCGAATGCCTCGAAGCCCACGCGTGGACGTTCGCGAAGAAGCGCGCCACGCTGGCCGAGGTGACGAACGATCGCGAGGACTTCGAATACAAGTACGCGCTGCCGGCCGATTGCGCGAAGCCGCGGGCCCTGCTGCCCGAGGGCTACACGAACAGCGAAGACGACAGCGCGGTGTTCGAGCGCGAGGGCAGCTACCTCTACACCAACGAGGCGAACGCCACGCTCGTCTACACGTTCAACCTCACCGACACGACGAAGTTCTCGGGCCTCTTCACCATGGCCCTGTCGCTCAAGCTCGCGGCCTACATCGTCGGCCCGATCACCAAGGACCCGACCGGCCGCACGCAGGCGCTGCTCGCTGACCGTGGCGAGCGCAAGCTCGGCGAGGCCAAGGCCAGCGACGCGAACAGCGAGCGCAACCGCGCGACGCACCGGTCGACCGCCGCGAGGGCGCGCTGATGGCCGGCCAGCACAAGCCGCTGCTGCGCAGTTTCGCGGGCGGTGAGATCACGCCGGAGCTCTACGCCCGGCTCGACCTCGACAAGATGCAGACGGGCCTCGCGAAGGCCCTGAACTTCGTGGTCCTGCCGCACGGCCCGGCGGCCAATCGGCCGGGCTTCCAGTACGTGCTGGAAGCGCGTGCGAACAGCACGGTGCGCTTGATCCCGTTCGCCTACAGCGTCGACCAGACGATGGTGCTCGAATTCACCGAGCAGCGCGTGCGCTTCCACACGAACGGCGGCACGCTGCTGGAGGTCGCCCAGGCGCTGACCGTGCCTTACATGACGGTGGCGAACCCGGGCGTGTTCACCATCGCCGGGCACGGCTACTCGAATGGCGATTGGGTCTACAGCACCGCGATCTCGACCGTGTGGCCGCTCTACGGCCGCTACCTGATCGTGCAGAACGTGACCGCCAACACCTTCACGCTCACCGACCTGGCCGGCAACGCGATCGACACCTCGGCCTTCGCTGTGCCGGCCTACCTCGTGACCTTCGCCCGGGTCTACGAGGTGACGACGCCCTACATCGCGTCGGAGCTGATGGACCTGCACTACACGCAGTCGGCCGACGTGCTGACGCTCACGCACCCGAGCTACGCGCCGCGCGAGCTGCGCCGCCTGGGCGCGACGAACTGGCAACTCTCGACGATCACGTTCGCGCCCACCATCGCCACGCCCGCGATTCCGACCGGCGTGGCCGACGCGAGCGGCGGTGCAGGCACGCCGATCGACCACGAGTACGTGGTCACCGCGGTCTCGGGCGACAACTACGAGGAATCGCTCGCCTCGCCCACGCTCACCCTGAACAACGACCTGACCGTCACCGGGAATAGCAACGAGATCACGCCGGCCGCGGTGGCCGGCGCCGTGCGCTACAACGTCTACAAGCTCGCGAACGGGGGCCTCTTCGGCTACATCGGGCAGAGCGACGGCACGATGTTCGCCGACGACAACATCGTGCCCGACCTGTCGCAGACGCCGCCCGAGGCGAGCACGCCCTTCACCGGTGCCGGCAACTACCCGAGCACGGTGACCTACACCGAGCAGCGTCGGTGTTTCGCCGCGACCGACAACAAGCCGCAAAACGTGTGGATGACGCGCAGCGCGACCGAGTCGAACATGTCGCAGTCGGTGCCCGTGCGCGACAACGACGCCATCGTCTTCCGCATCGCGGCCCTGCAGCAAAACCGCATCCGCCACCTCGTGCCGCTGGGCGACCTGATCGCGCTGACCGCGGGCGGCGAGTTCCGCATCTACGCCGCCGGCAGCGACGTGCTCACGCCCGCGAGCGTGACGCCGAAGCCGCAAAGCTACGTGGGCGCGAACAACGTGCAGCCGGCCGTGGCCGAGGCCAGCGTGCTCTACGTGCAAGGGCAGGGCGGCCACGTGCGCGAGTTCGCCTACGCCGGCGACGGCATCAACGGCGCGCTCTACAAGACCAACGACATTAGCATCCTGGCGCCGCACCTCTTCGACGGCTTCGACATCGTCGACCTGGCCTACAGCCGCACGGCGAAGGCACCGACGCTGTGGGCGGTGCGCGACGACGGGCAACTGCTCGGCCTGACCTACGTGCCGAGCCAGAACGTGCGGGCCTGGCACCAGCACAACACCGACGGCGGCGCGTTCGAGTCGGTGTGCTGCGTGACCGAGGGTGGCGAGGACGTGCTCTACGCGGCCGTGCGCCGCACGGTCAACAGCCGCGAGGTCGTCTACGTCGAGCGGCTGCACACGCGCACCTTCAGCGAGCTCGAAGACGCCTTCTTCGTCGACTCGGGCCTGACCTACGACGGCTCGCCGACCACGGCCGTCAGCGGCCTGTGGCACCTGATCGGCGAGACGGTGAGCATCCTGGCCGACGGCGCGGTGATGCCCACGCAGGTCGTGAGCGCCGACGGCACGCTGCCCGACCCGCTCCCCGTGGCCGCGAGCAAGGTACACGTCGGCAAGGCCATCACGTCGAACCTGCGCACGCTGCCGCTGTCGTGGCAGGCCGACGGCTTCGGCCAGGGCGTGATGAAGAACATCAGCAAGGTGCACGTGCGGCTGTCGCAGTCGAGCGGCGTGAAGATAGGCCCGACCGACGGCCGGCTCGTCGAGGTCAAGCAGCGCACGACCGAGCCCTACGGCTCGCCGCCTGCGCTCATGAACGGCTGGCGCGACACGAACATCGTGCCAAAGTGGGACGAGGACGGCGGCCTCGAAATCACGCAGACGAACCCGCTGCCGGTCATGCTGGTGGCGCTGGTGCTCGACACGGTGAGCGGTGGCTAAGGGCGGCGTGCGCTTCGGTGTGGCGGTGGACCACCGCAACACCCGCCAGGGCACCATCCCTCTATCACCCGAATCGAACGGGCCTTTCCAACTCTCGGCGAGCGATCCCGAATCGAACGGGCACACCGAAGCGCACGGGGGTAAGTGTAATGCCTAAGGGTGGCGTGCGCGAGCTGCGCGAGGGCGACACCGAGGCGCTGCTCGCTGACCTGCGGCCGGCCGACCGTGACGAGTGCGACGCGCTGCTCGGACCCGGCCAGGAGCAGGCGGCGCTCGCCAAGAGCATCGCGCAGTCGGCGCTCGTGTGGACGTTCACGATCGACGACCGGGTCGCCGGCATCTTCGGCGTGACGCCGGTGTCGCTGCTGGGCGGCCAGGGCCTGCCGTGGATGCTGGGCACGCCCGCGATCGACCGGCACCCGAGTGCATTTATCCGTCTGAATCGGCCCTACATTGCGCGCATGCTGGCCCTCTGTCCGCACCTCGTGAACGTCGTGGACGCCCGAAACGTCCGCTCGATCGCGTGGCTGAAGAAGATGGGTTTCACCGTCCTGCCCGCCCAGCCGATGGGCGTGGCCGGCCTGCCGTTCCACCCGTTTTTCATGAACGCATAGCCATGTGCTGGCCCGTCATCATCGTTGCCGCGATTGCTGCCGTCGGCGCCTACCAGGCGTCGGAGACGCGCAAGGATCAGGCGAAGTACCAGTCGCAGGTGGCGGCCAACAATCAGAAGGTCGCCGAGTGGCAGGCCGCCGACGCGAAAGAGCGCGGCGACGCTGCCGCGGCGCAGGTGCGGCGCAAGTATGCAGGCCTGCAGGGCACGCAGGCCGCGAGCCTCGCGGCCCGGGGCCTCGACATCAGCGAGGGCTCGGCGAACGCCATCCTCACCGACACCGACTTCTTCGGCGACTACGACCAGCGGCTGACGCGTTCGAACGCAAAGCGCGAGGCCTACGGCTATCAGGTGCGGGCCGGCAATTTCGCCGGTGACGCCGCGGCCTACGGCGCCATGTCGGCCGCCGAGAACCCGCTGCTGTCGGGCGCGATGGCCGGCGTCGGCTCGTACTTCGGCAGCGGCGGCACGATGCCGCGCACCAGCAAGGCGCCGGCCGCGAATGAACCCGGCTGGCAGGGCTACGGTGGAACCGTGGCCGATCGGTGGTACGGCTGATGCCGCGCGTCCCGACCGTCGACGGACCGAGCGTCGCGCTGAACCCAGCGCCGAACGCGTATCAGTCCACGCCGAGCGCCCTGGGCGGCGCCGGCGAGGTGCGTGCCCGCCAGTTCGGTCAGGCCGCGCAGGCCGGCGGCCAGGTGGTCGCCGAAATGCAGCGCCAGCAGAACCGCGACGACCTCGACGCGGTGTTTCGCGCCGAGACCGCGCTCAAGGACGACTACCTCAAGTTCGAGCGCGACGAGCTCGGCAAGAACGGCGAGAACGCCAAGGGCGCGAGCGAGCGCTCGGGCGCGTGGTGGGGCGAGGCCGAGAAGAAATACACCGAGGGCCTGACCGAGCGCCAGGCCCATGCGTTCCGCCGCAGCGCGACGCAGATGCGCCTCGCGAGCAAGAGCACGCTGGGCCGCCACGAGCAGCACCAATCCGAGATCGCCCTGCGCGAGTCGGCGCAGGCGCGCGTGGGCACGGCCATCAGCACCGCCACCGCGGACCCGACGCCCGAACGCCTGGGCCTTGCCCGCAAGGAAATCACCGAGGCCGTGGGTATCTCGTCGAAGATGGCCGGCGATGCGCCTGAGGTGACCGAGCGCAAGCTGTCCGAAGCCATGACGCTCATGCACCGCAACGTGGTGATGAAGCTGGCCGACAGCGACCCCGACGCGGCCAAGGCCCACTACTACGCCAACAAGAAAGAGATCAACGGCGAGACCCGCCTCGTGCTGGAGAAGACGCTCGAAACGAGCGGCCGGCTGCAGAAGGCGCAGGAAGCGGCCGACGGTCTGGTGCTGAAGTTCGGCGACGACCTGGCCGCCGCGATGAAGCACATCGAGGACAACTACAGCGGCGAGACCGAGAAGGCGGTCAAGGACGAATTCACGCAGCGCTACACGCGCGTGAAGGGCGCGAAGCAGCAGATGTCGCAGACGGCCTACGAGACCGCGCTGCTCGCCACCGTGCAGGGCCAGCGCGTACCGGCCGCCGTGTGGGCGCAGATGGACGACGGCCACAAGGCCGCGATCATCGAGAAGCGCGAGGCCGAAGAGAAGGCCCGCCGCCTGGCCGCCCAAGGCAAGGCAATCAAGACCGACTTCACCACCTGGGACAAGATCAACCGGATGGCGACCGACGACCCCAAGGCGTTCGTCGCGTTCGACCTCGGCCGCGTGGCCGATCGGGTGTCGAGCGGCGACCTGCAGGAGTTCGGCAACCTGCAGCGCCGGCTGCGCAGCGGCGACGACAAGGCGCAGAAAGAGGTCGTGAGCGTCAGCCAGCAGGTCGACGTGGCGCTCGACAGCCTGAGCCTGCGGCCGAACACGCCTGACCAGGCCGCGGCCCGCAAGGCGATCTACGACGCGCTCACCGCCGAGCAGGCCGGCCGCGACAACAAGACGCCGCTCACCTACGACGAGCGGCAGAAGGTGATCGACCGGCAGATTCTGAAGGCCGTGTCGAGCCCCGGCATGGTGTGGGACACGACGAAGCGCGTGTACCAGATGACGCCCGAGGAACGCGCGAAGGCCGAGCCGACGAGCGAGGACCGCAAGGTGCTGGTCGAGCGCTTCAAGAAAGCCGGCGTCGCGAAGCCCACCGACGACCAGATCAACGAAGCATTCCGCCGCTGGAAAGGCCTGTGATGGACGAGCTCGACAGCGCGATCGAGCAGACGCTCAAGACCGCCGACAAGGCGCGCATGAGCGCAACCGCTGCCGACCCGCTGGGCGACGCGGTCGATCAGGTCGTGAGCATCGACAAGGTGCGCCGGCAGGCGTCGCTGCGCAGCGCCGTGCAGGTGAACCCGGACGAGGCCGCGCAGGCGAACAAGCTGGCCGCCTCGCGCGGCCTGCCGCCCGACGTGGTGCTGCGCAACCTGCAGCAGGTCAAGCAGGACGACGCCGCCGAGCGCGCCAACAAGATCATGGGCTTGTCGCCCGCGCTCGCCACGAAGATGCGAGACCTGCCGTTCGCACAGGTGGCCCACGACAGCGTCGAAAGCCTGGGCGCCATCGAGTCGCACATCCGCGTGACGGGCGAAATCCGCGCAGCTCGCGGCCCGGACCCGACGCTTGGCTCGTACCTGACCGGCGTGTGGGAAAGCGTGAAGGGCCGCGCCAAGCAGGCCGACATCGGCATCTCGCTGCAGATCGGCGACCTGGCCGAGAAGTTGGGCTTCGCGCCCGACCCGGTGCGCCGCGGCGAACTGATCCGCCGCTACCAGCAGGCCGGCTCGAACGTCGACATGTCGACACCCGAGTTCAAGAGCGACACCGCCAAGGGCATCTACGGCGGCGTGTCGTCCACGGCCAGCATGGTCGCACCGACCGCGCTGTCGATCCTGATGCGCAATCCGACGCCGGCCATGGCCGCGATGGGTGTGCAGGTCGAGGCCGAGGCCTATGGCAAGTACCGCAGCCGCGGCGCGACCCCTGGCGAGGCGCTGGTCGGCGGCGTGGCCGAGGGCGCCGTCGAAGTGCTGACCGAGAAAATCCCGATGGGGTTCATCGTGCAGAAGTTCGGCAAGGGCGGCGCAAAGGAATTCCTCGCCGGCATGCTGATGCGCGAGGTGCCGAGCGAGCAGGTCGCGACCTTCCTGCAGGACGCCATCGACACCGCCATCGCGAACCCTGACAAGACGTGGGGCGAGTTCTGGAAAGAACGGCCGAGCGCCGCCTATCAGACCCTGATGGCGACGCTCACGCAGGCGAGCATCATGGGCGGCGCGAGCGCCACCGTGCAGAAGATCGCCCAGCGGGCCGAGCGCAAGCAACTGCAGACCGAGCAGGACACCAATGCCTTGCAGGGCCTGCTCGACCTGGCCGGCAAGGACAAACTGCGCGAGCGCGACCCCAACGCCTTCGCGTCGATGGTGCAGGCCGCGGCCGAGCAGCACGGCATGCCGGGCGAGGTCTACATCGACGCCGGCAAGCTGGCCGAAACGCTCGCGCAGTCGGGCATGAAGCCCGAGCAGATCGAGGCGGCGCTTCCGAGCGCGCGTGCCCAGCTCATGGAAGCGGTTGCCGCCGGCGGCGACGTGGTGGTGCCGATCGGCGAGTTCACGTCGCTCGTGGCCGGCAGCGGCTTCGAGCAGCAACTCGTGAAGCACGCCCGCCTGTCGCCCGACGCGCTGAGCCAGGAAGACGCGAAGCTCTTGGCGAAGGTCGACCTCAAGGCCGAGACCGAGAAGGTGATGGCGCAGCAGGCCCAGGTCGCCGAAGGGCAGGCTGTCAAGGCGCAGGTGCTGGAGCAACTGAACACCGCCGGCCGCTTCTCGCCGGCCGTCAATGAGGCCTACGCCGACAGCGTGGCCGCGCTCTACGAGACCCAGGCCGCACGCCTGGGCATCCCCGTCGCGGAGTTCGCGAAGCGCTACCCGCTGAACGTGACCGGCGTGCTCGGGTCGGCGGCCAAACTCGACCAGCCGGCCTATCACGGCACCCATGTCCGGGGGATTGAGCAGTTCACCACGCAGAAGATGGGCACCGGCGAGGGCGCCCAGGCTTTCGGCTGGGGCATGTACTTCGCCAAGGCAAAACAGATTGCCGAGTTCTACCGCGAGAGCATCACCCGCATGCACCGCGCGGACAACCCGGAGTTCGCGGCGGCGCGTCACACGCTCGCTAATGAGCTAGGCGCGGTCGACTTCCTGGGCTTCGACCGCTGGCAGGACGCCTACGCCGCGCTCAAGCAGGACGGGTACGACACCGACGGGTTGACCCCGGAGCAACTGCAGCGCATTCGCGCGGCAATCGCCGAGTACGACCGCACGAACAAGGACACGAGCACCGGCCAACTCTACGAGGTCGATGTCCCTGAAGACAGCGACCTGCTCGACTACGACGCGCCGCTGAAGGAGCAGCCCGAGAAGGTGCGCAAGGCTCTCGAATCGCTCGGCTTCAAGGCTGAGGTCTATGCGGCCATCGCGCCGGACGGCAAGACCATCGCCACCGACGAAGACGCCGGCCGGCTGCGGCGCATGGTCAAGGCGAACAATCATGACGTGAAGACGATCAAGTCGGTGCCGAACCCGATCACCGGCAAGCAGATTTACTACGAACTGGAGCAGCGCCGCGACCTGCCCGGCGTGCCGGGTTCCGCCGACATGGCGGCCGACGAAGCGGCCAGCCGCGCGCTGTTCGCCGCAGGTATCCCCGGCCTGCGCTTCCTCGACGCCGGATCGCGCGGCGCGCAGGCGCAGGGCAAGACGCACAACTACGTGATCTTCGACGACTCGGCGGTGCAAAAGACCGGCGAGTTCTATCAAGAGCAGGGCGACTCGAAAGGCACGTTCACCCCGAACACCAACACGATCGCGCTGCTCGCGAAGGCCGACCTGTCGACCTTCCACCACGAACTCGGGCACTTCTACCTCGAAGTGCTGGCCGACATGGCCGCGCAGCCCGACGCGCCGGCCGCCGTGGTCGAGGACATGAACAAGGTGCTCGAATGGTTCGGCGTGCCCGACCTCGCCGCCTGGCGCGCCATGTCGCTCGACCAGCAGCGCGAATTCCACGAGAAATTCGCCCGCGGCTACGAGGCCTACCTGTTCGAGGGCAAGGCCCCGAGCACTGCGCTGTCGCGCACGTTCCAGCGCTTCAGCGAGTGGATGCGCCGTATCTACCGCAGCATCAAAGCGCTGAACGTCGAACTGAACGACGACATCCGCCGCGTCTATGACCGCATGCTCGCGAGCGAGGAAGCGATCAAGGAAGCCGAGACAGCCCGCGCCTACGCGCCGCTGTTCAAGGATGAGAAAGCCCTCGAAGAGGCCGGCGTCGACCCGGCCAGCTACCACGCCCTCGGCAGTGAGGCCACCGCTGAAGCGATCGACCGCTTGCAAGAGCGAAGCATCCGCGACATGCGGTGGCTGTCGAACGCAAAGGGCCGTGCACTGAAGGCACTGCAGAAGGAAGCCGCGGCCACCCGTAAGGGCGTCGAGGCGCAGGTGCGCGAGGAAGTGAACGCGCGGCCCGAGTACCGTGCCGCCGACCTGATCGCCGAAGCCGACAAGACGTTCGCCGCTGACCCGACCGCGGCCGACCCCGGCCTGCAGCGCGCCGCCATCGCCGATGCGCTGGGCTTCTCGTCGATCGACAGCATGGCGCGGGCGATCGAAGAAGCGCCGCCGCGGGCCGAGATCATCGAAGGCATGACCGATCAGCGCATGCTCGAAGAGCACGGCGAACTGTCGAGCCCCGACGCGCTCGAACGCGCCGCCGAGCAGGCCATCCACAACGAGGCCCGCGGCAAATTCATCGCGACCGAACTGGCCGCGCTCGACAAGGCCCTCGGCCCGGCCCGCGTGCTGGTGGCCGCGGCCAAGCAGTTCGCGACCGCCGTGCTCGGCCGCAAGCAGATCACCGACATCAAGCCACACGTCTTCACGGCGGCAGAGACCCGCGCCGCGAAGCTGGCCGAGAAGTCGCTCGGCAAGGTGGAAGAGGCGGCCACCGCGAAGCGCAACCAACTGCTGAACCACTACGCCGCCCGCTACGCGCACGACGCCGTGGCCGAGATCGCACGCATCCGCGAGTTCTTCGCCCGCGTGGCGAACACTCCCGACGACCGGCTGAAGAGCCGCGACATGGATGTCGTGAACGCGGCCCGGGCTGTGCTGGCCGCCTACGGCGTCGGCCGGCGCGGCGAGGCCGCGGCCGACTACCTGAAGAAGGTTGCGGCCTACGACCCCGACATGAGCCAGGTGCTGCAGGCGTCCGTCGACGCCGCGCTCGCCAACGCGAAGCCCCTGGCCGAGCTCACGCTCGACGAGCTGCGCGCCCTGAACGACGAGGTCGCGAGCCTGTGGCACCTGGCGAAGCGCAGCCGGCAGATGGAGATCGACGGCGACCTGCTCGACCGCGAAGAGGTGCAGGACCAGCTCAAGGCCCGGATCGACGACATCGGCGTGCCGCTGCGCATCCCCGGCGAGGGCAGCGCTGTCACGCCGGCCGAGGCCCGCCTCGCCAAACTGAAGACCTATCTCGCCAGCGCCCGCCGCACCGAGGGCTGGGTCGAGGCCATGGACGGCAAGCCGAGCGGCGTGTTCCGCTCGTTCATCTGGCAACCGGTCAAGGAAGCGGCCGACGCCTACCGCACCGACAAGGCCCGTCTGCTCAAGCAGTACCGCGCGCTGCTCGATGCAATTGCGCCGACCTTCCGCAAGCGGATCGTCGACGCACCCGAGCTCGGCTACACCTTCGGCAAGGACACGGGCGGCGTCGCGCTGAACGAAATCCTGCACGCGCTGCTGCACACCGGCAACGCGAGCAACAAGAAAAAACTGCTGCTCGGCCGCAAGTGGGCGACCGAGAACATCGACGGCACGCTCGACACGAGCCGGTGGGACGCGTTCGTGCAGCGCATGGTCGACGAGGGTGTGCTCACGAAGGCGCACTTCGATTTCGTGCAAGGGGTGTGGGACCTTCTCGAAGAGACCAAGCCGCTCGCGCAGAAGACCCACCGCGACGTGTTCGGCAAATACTTCGCCGAGATCACCGCCGAACCGGTCGCCACGCCGTTCGGCGAGTACCGCGGCGGCTACGTGCCGGCGCAGGCCGACCCGCGCGTCGTGAGCGATGCGAAGACCCGCACGCTGATGGAAGAGGAAAACGCTTCCATGGCGTTCGCCTTCCCATCCACGAACCGCGGGTTCACCAAGGGTCGCGTCGAGTACAACCGCCCGCTGACGCTCGACCTGGGCACGCTCGCCCAGCACATCGACCGCGTGCTGCTGTTCGCCCACATGGAACGACCCATTCGCGACGTGCGCCGCGTGCTCACGAGCAAGGGCGTCGCCTACGGCGTGAACCGCATCGACCCGGCGGCCTTCGACGCGATCATCAGCCCGTGGCTGAACCGCGCCGCGCGCCAGCAGGTGACGACGCCGTCGCCCGGCCACTGGCAGTCGTGGCGCCTGTGGTCGACCCTGCGCAACCGCGCCGGCATGGCCGCGATGTTCGGCAACGTCGTGAACGCCGCGCAGCAGATCACTGGCTTCAGCATCGCCGCGGTGAAGGTGAAGCCGAAGTACCTGCTCGGCGCGATGGGGCACTACGTCACGAACCCGCGCCAGATGGCGCAGGACGTGGCCGAGGCCTCGCCCTACATGGAAGGGCGCATGCGCAACGAGGTTGCGGCGATGAACGACGCGATCAAAGACATCCTGATCGACCCGAGCCTCTACGAGCGCGGCCAGCAGTGGACGATGCGCCACGCCTATTTCATGCAGTCGGCGGTCGACAACGTGATGTCCCCGATCATCTGGACCGCCGCGCGCAACCAGGCGCTTGAGCAGGGCCAGAGCGAGAAGGAAGCTACCCGCTTCGCTGACGCCACCGTGCGCCAGACGCAGGGCTCGACGCTGCCCGAAGACATCAGCAATTGGGAAGCGGGCAGCAGCTTCAGCCGCATGTTCAGCCAGTTCGCCGGCTACTTCAACATGCAGGCGAACCTGCTGGGCACCGAGTTCCAGACCATCGCGCGCGACATGGGCGTGCGCAAGGGCGCCGGCCGAGGCCTCTACGTCACGCTGATGGCGTTCCTGATCCCGGCGTGGACGAGCGAGCTGATCGTGCAGGCCTTCCGCGGTGGCCCGGAAGACGAGGACAAGGACGGCGAATACCTCGACGACTGGCTCGCGGCCGTGTTCGGCATGGCGACGCTGCGCGGCGTGACGGCCATGGTGCCGATCTTCGGCCAGGGGATGAACGCGATCCCCAACGCGCTGAACGACAAGCCCTACGATGACCGGCTCGCCACGAGCCCGGCTATCAGCATGATCGAGGCGGCCGTCAAGTCGCCGGTGTCGGTCTACAAGGCGCTCTTCGAGGACGGCGACAAGTCGAAGGCCGTGAAGGACGTGGCGAGCCTGATCAGCCTGACGACCGGCATTCCCGCCAACATCGCCGCCCGGCCGGCGTCCTACATGCTGGACGTGGCCGAGGGGGACGTGCAGCCCACCGGGCCCGTGGACGCAGCTCGCGGCGCGGTGACGGGTCGCGCGAGCCCGGATAGCAAACGCTAAAAGCCCGCTTAGCGCAGTGCACATAGCGGGGGCCTGAGCCCACAGAATCGCGGCAGCATAGAGGCGCTGCCGAATGACCATTTCCTCGACCGACGACCCGCGCGCCGGCCCGTTCAACGGCAACGGCTCGCAGACGGCGTTTCCCTTCGAATTCAAGACGTTTGCCGAGGAAGACCTGCTCGTCGTGCGCACCGACGAGGACGGTCTCGAAACGATCCTCGTCCTCGACAGCGACTACAGCGTCGCGCTCAACGCCGACCAGAACGCCGACCCCGGCGGCACCGTCACCTACCCGGTAAGCGGCGACGAATTGCCCGCCGGCGAGACGCTGACGATCGCCAGCAATCTCGACTACACGCAAGAGACCGACATCACCAACGGCGGGGGCTTCTACCCGCAGGTGATCGAGGACGCGCTCGACCGCAGCGTGATGCTGGTCAAGCAGGTGAACGAGAAGGTCGACCGCGCGCTGCGCCTGGCCGTGTCCACCGACGACAGCGTCGACGTGACGCTGCCCGCGCCTGTCGCCGACAAGATCATCGGGTGGAACGACACGGCCACCGGGCTCGTGAACCGCGACATCACCGACTTCGCCACCGTGGTCGCCTTCGCGGCCTGGCAGTCGCAGACCTTCGATGGCGATGGCGTGACCACGCAGTTCACGCTGTCGAGCGACCCGGGCAACATCAACAACCTCGACATCGCGATCAGCGGCGTGACGCAGGTGCCGCTGATCGACTTCACCCTGAGCGGCGTGACGCTCACGTTCCTGTCTGCGCCGCCTGCCGGCACCGACAACGTGTTCGCCCGCTGGGGCCAGGCGCTACCGCAAGGTACGGCGACGGCGGACCAAGTTTCATTCGATGTAACGCAAACCTACGATATCGGGACGATCGGCGCCGCCACCAAAGACGGGCGGTTGAATCTCATGTGGTTCGTGGAGGACGCGGCCGAACGCGCGGCGATCCTGAACTACACGTCCACGACCGATCACACCACCATCATCAACACCGCCCTGGGCTACGGCAAGCGACTCTACGCGCCCGCTGGCCGGTGGAACGTCGACACCGACGTGGGTGTGGTACTGGCTTCGGGCTTCAACATCGTCGGCGACGGCTTCCGCACGATGTTCGTTGCGTTGCCCAACGGGGCGACGACTGCCGAGCTCGTGGCCTACACCAAGGGTTCGATGTTCAAGCGCGCGTTCACGCCGGGCGTGGCGAACGACTACGTGATGGGCGGGTACTTGGCCGACTTCTCGGTCATCCTGAACCCGCAGACACCCTACAACGCGGCGAACTACAAGCAGATCGGCGTCGACCTGCGCAACATCACGCGCAGCGTCGTCGAACGCCTCTACGTTGCCAACATCACAGACGCTCAAACACACCCGTGGGCGATCATCCCCGCGGTCGCGCTGTCGGCCGCCGACCAGACGCAGAACTACGGCATCGTGCTCGGCACGCGCAGCGGCGCGCCCGACTACTGCGGCGGTGAACGCAACACGATCCGCGATAGCCTGGTGTGGTGCCTCTACAAAAACATCGCCATCGACGACCCGACACTCTCGCCACTATCCTCGGCGCATCAGACCACCGTTGACACCTGCGACCTGCAGGGCGGTCACGAACTGCTGACGCAGGGCTCGCAGTACAACGCGGGCACGGTTATCCGCAACGTGACGGTACAGGCGAATCGTCGGCAGACCGGCAACGCAGACCCGACGATCGGGGTAGCAGTAGCCGGCTACAACTGCGCAGCGGAGATTTCCTACGCCGAAATGGGCGCGGCCTGCGACCAGATTCTGACGTTCACGTCCACCGCACGGCGTTGCCGCGGATCGGCCATCTACTACGCGTACACCTCGCCGAGCACCGGGCTGATCGCCGACAACGGGACGGGCGGCAAGAACCTTCTGGACTACCCGGCGCCCGTCACGACAGGCTCCGACACGATCGGCGAAGGCGAATTGACGGAACTGTTCAACAAGGGCTATCGCAAGGTCTACGCGAAATTCCATTGGTCGGGCGCCGCGATCGTCATAGACGAGTCGGTCGGGGTTGCCTCCGTCACGCGCAACGGCGTAGGCGACTACACCGTAGTGCTTTCCAGGGCGATGCCGTCCGCGCATTGGGCGGCGAACGTCACGCTCGACACGAACGCCAGCGGCCATGGCGGGACGGTGAGCGTCCTTCAGGGGTCGCAGTCGACAACGAATTTCCGTTTCGTGACCTTGGCACAGAACGGCGGGACGAGCACGCAGATCGACCCGCGCTTCGTCTACTTCATCGGCACTCAGGTCTGAGTAGCAACACCATGCCCGACACCCTTCACCAATCCGAGGCGCTTGTGCAAGCACGCATCGACATCGTCGCGCTTGAGAAAACCGTCGAGGGTATGGGCCGCGAGATTGGGGAGATCAAGGAAGCCGTAGCCGAACTGACGCGCACCGTCAACGGCATGCGCGACCAACTCACCGAAGCAAAAGGCGGATGGAAGACCCTGATGCTGCTCGGCGGCGCGTCGGCCACGTTCGGCGGCGCCCTCGCGTGGCTGGCTGAGCACCTGATCAAAACACCATGACGACCCGCGTACCCGCCTCGATGATCGCCACCAGCGGCGCAACGCTGGAAGCGGCACACCCCTGCGACGCGACCTACGGCGCCGTGGGCGATGGTGCGACCAGTGACACCGCGGCGTTCGCTGCATTCGAGGCGGCCGTCACCGGCAAACGCGTCGACCTGGGCGGCTCGCACAAGAATCGGCTGTGGGTGATGGGCTACCAAGCCACGATCACCGAAGAGCGCGAGACCCTGCTGTCGGGCCGCTGGACACCGACCGCCACGCTGGGCACCAACGTGGCCGCGGCAGTACCCGGCTCGGCGCATTACATCCGCGTCGGCAACATCGTGCACTTCGCCGGCCGCATCACCATCGACCCGACCGCCACGGGCTTCTGCACGCTCGAACTGTCGTTGCCCATCGCCTCGAACTTCTCGTCGCTGACCGACGCCTCAGGCGTGTTCAACGCGCTGGGCGTCACGGGCGTGGCGACCACGGTGGACACCGGTGCGATCGAGGGTTCGGTCGCGAACGATCGGCTCGTGCTGTCGTTCATCACGACCGACACGGCGAACCGCGCCTATTACTACTGCGGCAGCTACGAGGTGAAGTGATGGTCACGATCGCGCAGCTCGTCGCAGCAGGCATCAGCCCGACGGCCGCGCGTCGCTTCGTCGAGCCGCTGAACGCCGCGCTCGACCGCTTCGAGATCACGAGCCGCACCCAGGTGGCCGCGTTCATCGCCCAGGCGTCGCACGAGTCGATGGGCTTCACGCGTCTGGAAGAGAACCTCTACTACACGAGCGCTGAGCGCGTGCGCAAGATTTTCAGCGGCCGGGTGCACGACATGGAAACCGCGGCCCGGCTGTGCCGCAACCCGAGGGCCCTGGCCGACCACGTCTACGCGAACCGGCTGGGCAACGGCGACGCCGCAAGCGGCGAGGGCTGGAAGTACCGCGGGCGCGGCCTGTTCCAGCTCACCGGCTTCGCGAACTACTACGCGGCCGGCGCGGCGCTCGGGCGGCCCTACAAAGCCGAGCCCGACCTCGTGGCCGAGCCGATCGACGCGTGCCTCACGGCGGCCTGGTACTGGCAGATGCGCGGCCTGAACAAGATGGCCGACATCGACGAGATCACCCGCGCGATCAACGGCCCGGCCATGGCCGGCGCGAGCGATCGGCGCCAGCTCTACGAAGAAGCCGCGAGGGCCCTGGCATGAACGTCGAGACGGTGTGGTTCAACTCCCCGTGCCTGCTTGAGCCGGTCGAGGGCGATGAGTGGCGCCTCTACCTGCCCTTCAGCGTCACCGTCTATTCCGACAGCGGCGCGAGCGAGCAGTTCACCGTGCCCGAGGGCTTCATCACCGACCTCGCCAGCGTGCCCAGGTTCCCCGGCATGTTCCTGCTCTTCGGCGGCAAGGCTCGGAAATCGGCAGTCCTTCACGACTACCTCTACAGCACCGGCGAGCGCCCGCGCGAGTTCGCCGATGCGGTGTTCTACGCGGCCATGCGCCACGAAGAGCCGGCATGGAGACGCGCGCTTATGTGGCTGGGTGTAAGGCTCGGCGGTTGGGTGTTCTATTTCACGAAGGAAAAAACCGCATGAAGAAGTTTCTCGCTATCGTTCTCGTCGCGCTGGTCTCGGCGTGCGCGAGCGTCAAACCGGAAGGCCAACTCAAGGCGGCCTACGACACGACGAACGCCTACGTCGAGCTGACGAAATCGTCGCTGGCCCGTGGGCGGATCACCCCGGACCAAGCGGCCAAGGCCAGCGCCAACGCGAAGAAGGCGCAGGCCAAGATCGATCAGGCTGCGGCGGTGCTGGCGACGTGCAAACCGCCGTGCTCCGACTACACCGACATCATGAAAGGTTTGCAGCCCACGCTGCTCGAACTCGAAGCCGAGCTGCGCAAGAAGGAAGTACAGAAATGAGCAAGGTATCTCTTCTGGACGTTGTGTCCACCATCAACGACGCGAGCGTGCTGATCAGCACTCTCACCCCGCTGGTTCAGCAGGCCATGGCCGCCGGCGACGATTCGGTCAGCGCCGAAGCCGTGGCCGAAGCGCGGGCCCGCCTGACCATGAACATCGCGTCGCTCGACGCGATGATCAGCGAAGCCCGAACCGAAGGCTGATGCTGTAGCCGACGCCAGACAGGTCGTCGACATCGTCGGCGATCTTGGCGCACTCGGCCGCCACGTTCTTCTGCAGGCCGACCAGCGTGGCCCGAATCGCTGGGATGAAGGTCTCGGGCTTCTCGCCGGCAACGACGGCGATCATCACGTCCTCGATCAACGACACGGCCGACGCAACGTCGGCCGTTCCGCTTTGCTGCTGGGCGACCAGCGCCCGCCATGCTTCGCCGCCTGGCGCGGCCAAGGCCTGCCGCAGCAGGCGTGCGAATTCGATCTCGTCGAGCTTCATGGGTCCCCCGGGGGTTGTTGGTTGGCGGCGCCGATCATAGCCGTGCGGTTTGACGGCGCCACCCCGGGCGTGAGATTCTTGGGCGTCCCAGGGACGAATTCAGGGACGAATCCGGGGATTCAGGGGGACCGATGTTCCGGTTTTCCCTCTGAAGTCAACGGCTTACGAGCCCCTGAAAACCGGCGCGAGTTGGTTCGAGTCCAATCGCGCCTACCAATAATCGCAAATAAAAACAACAACTTAGCGCGATGCTTCGGTTTTCAGGGACACCGCAGGGACAATAGCCGACGAGCCCGCCATCGCGGCGGCCATCTGATCCCGCTCGGTCCCGTCTGCATCCGGCAGGAATTTCGCGTAGACCTCCAGCAGCATCTTCAGGCTGTGGCCGGCCTGCTCGGCCAGGTAGGCCGGCCGCACGCCGCCCGACAGCGCGATCGACAGGAAGGTGTGCCGGGTCTTGTAGCTGGTCCGGTAGCGGATGCCCAGGCGCTTGAGCGCCGGCTTCCAATAGTGGTCGCGCTGGCTGCGCTCGTCGTGCCACGGGCGGCCCGTCACGGGGTTTTCGAACAGGTCGACGGGGTTGCCCTCGGTGTCGCGCTTCAGGAACGTCAGCGGCTTCATGAGCTGCAGCGCGGCCAGGGCCTGCGGCACGAGGTCGACATCCCGGTCGGCGTGGGTCTTGGACCCGTCGCGCTCGCTGCCCTTGAACGTGCGCACGCGCTGCACGCGGATCATCCGGCGGTTCCAGTCCACGTCACCCCACTGCAGGGCAATCGCTTCCTCTGGCCGCATGCCGGTGAAGAACATGAACAGGAAGTAGGCGTAGACCCGCACGTCGTAGCGGGCCTGGAGGTCGGCGAGGATCGCGTCGCGCTCGGCCGCCGTGAAGGGGTCGGGCAGTTTCTTCACCCGCTTCATGTTCTTGATGTCGGCCAGAGGGTTGTGCACCGCCTGGGCGCCCCGGTATTCGAGGGCCATCGCGCCGCGCAGCGCGATGAGGTAGTTGTTGTGCTGCTTGGCCGAACGCCAGGGGTAGCCCCCGATCTTGGCCGCGGCTACCTTGTGCGTGATCGCCTTGACCGGCGTGGCCGCGCCGAGCAGGCGCTTCCAGAAGCGCACCGCGGTGCCGTATTGGTCCTTGGTGGCGCCGGTCAGGCGGCCCTGCGACTGGTGCCACAGGTCGAGCAGCGCGCCCACGGTGGTCGGCGCGAGCTCGCGCTTCTTCAGGGCAGGGGAGTCGGGGAAGAACTCGGCGTAGGCGGCGTCGCCCCACGTGCCATTGTCGAGGTGCCGCTGCACGGCCTCGGCGACCTTGTGCGCCCGCTTCTCGTTCGCCGCCGTGGGCGGCAGCGGCGCGCCTCCCGGCGCCCGCAGCGTCTCGGCTATGCGGTTTCCGTCGACCGTGAACTTGACCCTGATGCTCGTTTCGCGGACCTCGACCCCGGAGCCTTTGCGACCCATCGCTCGTAACCTTCCATGTCAATGACGATGCGGCCGTCGGGTGCGCGGGTCCACTCTTGACCCTCTGCCCAGACGCCGTCTTCGATCTTCTTCTCGATCGCCTTCACGCTGTAGCCGGTACGGGCCGAGGCCAGCGGGATCAGCACGTAGCGCGAGGGCTGCACCGTGAAGGTCGGATCGCCCTGCGTGCCCACCAGGCCGGCCAGCGCCTGGGCAAGCTGCAAGACGGCAGGGGGCAGTGTATGGCTCATGGGTGGGTGCGTCGGTGACGAAGTTGCTGAAACGACTTTAGCAGTTGCTCATTGCCCGGGCAATGGGAACTTCGCACGGATTTCCTGCGCGACGCATTGGCAGGTCGAATGGCAGACGCCTTGCACAACGTCGGTCATCTCGTCGAACTCGACATCAGGGTGAATGCGATGCTTGTCGATGCTGAACATCGACGCCACCTTTGCGCACTCTTCGGCGACGAGCTGCGCGAAGCGCTGCATGCCCTCGGGCGTGAGGTGGTAGGCGGCGATCTTCGGCGTGGTCGTCGCCCAAAGCTCGACCCCGGCGCCCGCCTCGCAGGCCAGTCGTTCGATCAGTTGTGCGTTCATCACGCGCCTTCCTTGGCGAGCGCGTCGATCTCGCGCTGCAAGTACCACGCCGCTTTGCGCAGGTCCTCGATCTTCGAGCCCTTCTTCCCGGCGCGTGACAGGTATTTCACGGTGTTGCCCAGGCAGAAGCCTAAGCCCCACGCCTCGATCACCTTGATCGCCTCGTAGGGATTGTCGGCGCCGCCGTAGTGGGCAGGGTGGTCGACGGCTTCGACCGATGCAGACGTGAGCCGCAGACGTGCCTCGTATTCGGGGTCGAGGACCACACCGAGCCCCGCCTCGCCCAATACGCCATAACTCGGCCAATCGGCGCTCTGACGGACGCGCCGCGCGGGCGATGCGTCCATCTGCCCGGGCTCATGCGGCACTCCGAGCCCTGCCTCGCTCAGTACGTCATTGCTCATTTCAATCCTTTCGCTTTCAGGTAGTCGAGCAGCGCGTCCTGCACGCTGCGCTTGCTGTCTCGCCGCGCAACGACCAGTTCGTCGACGGTGCCCTCGGCGGCCAGGTAGTGTACGAACACGGGGCGATCGAGCCCGGCCTGCGCCTGGCGCACCGGGCCCACGCGCTCGACGAACTGGTCGTGCTCTTCACCGTTCCACCACTGCGAGAAGAAACACACGATGTTCGTGACCTTCTGCAGGCCGTCCACGCCGTGCCCAAGGCTGGCAGGGTGGGCGAGCCCGAGCGGCGCGTCGCCGGCTTTGAATCGGGCCATGCCCTGATCGGTCGCAAGGTTCGCCGCCTGCGGAAACGCCTTCGCGATGCGCGTGAGGTCGCTCTTGAAGTGGTAGGCCAAGAGCACCGGCATGCCGGCCGCTTCCTCGACCACCGATTCGAGGGCCTGCAGCTTCGCGTCGTGCACCTCGGCGAACGTGCTGCACGACTCGTCGGTGTAGACCGCACCGCTCGCCATCTGCAGGCACTTCACCGACTTGGCCGCCGCGCTCACCGCCTCGACCTCGTGGCCGTCGAGCATGGTGAAAAGCTCTTTCTCGAACTCGCGGTAGCGCGCCATCGCAGCGGCCGGCATCTTGACCTTGATCACGTTGCGCACCGGGTCGGCGATATCGAACCAGTCTTTCGCGTTCAGGCTCAGGCACACGTCTTTGATGCGCTCTTGAATCTCGGCCTGACTGTGGGCGTGCGGCACGAGCTGCGTGAACCCGCTGTCGCCCTTCGCGATGTTGTAGAACCAGCGACCGGTGAAGCCGCTGAAGGTGCGGCCCAGCCGCTGGCCGGCGTCGATGAAATACATCTGGCCCCACAGGTCCATGATCCCGTTCGGGCTGGGCGTGCCGGTGAGCAGCACCAGCCGCTGCACATGCTTGTGCGCCACCTTCGCCAGTGCGCGAGCGCGCTGCGTGCCTTGCCGCAGCCGGAAACCCTTCAGCTTCGACGACTCGTCGACGACCACCATGCTGAACGGCCACCTATCGCCCAGGCGTTCGACGAGCCAGGGCAGCACCTCGAAGTTCACGGTGTAGATGTCTGCATCGACGGCCAGGGCTCGGGCCCGCTGCTCGGCGTCACCGACGATGACCGAGAACCGCAGGTGTGCAAACTGTTTCCAGCGCCGCAGCTCGTCGGGCCAGGTGTCGCGGGCCACACGCACCGGCGCGACGATCAGCACCTTGATGCGCTCGGCCAGCAGGATCGCGGCGATAGCCGACAACGTGGCCGACGATTTGCCCATGCCCATAGGGACGAACAGCGCGCCGCGCGGCGTGTCGATGACGTGGTCGCGCATCATCGGCTGATAGGGGCGCAGGGTCAGGTCACGCATCGAGCAGCCTGTCGACGCCTTCGATCGTTCCGATGACCTCGACCCGCGCACCCACTTTGCGCAGGCGTTTGTGCTCCCGTTCTTGGGCGCGCTCGTGTGCGTCCGCTGGGAAGGTCGCGATCGTCCCGGGGTTCTTCACTTCGACTAGGGCGTTCACCGCGGGAAGCCAGCCGAAGGCCGCCCCTGGGCGATCGTTGCGTCGCTCGGGCACCAGAACCAGACGGTCGGGCGCTTTGCTTCGCCCTTGCCACCGCACTTTGCGCACCTCGCCGCCCAGCGCTTTCACGCGCTTGACGAGGTAGGCCTCGATCACCGATTCACGCACCCGACACCTCGACGGTGCGGATGTGCCAATGACAAAACCGCGTGTAGGCTTGAAAGTCTGTCTCGTCCTCGAAGCTCGCTCGCCACTGCGAAGGGTTGCGGTCAAAGTATTCTTGCCGCCGTGCGACGAGAACAGCCTGCGCGTCGCCTTCGATGCCGATCACAACGTGGTCAGGAAAGTCATTGAGGCAGATGACATGCGCTTTCATCGTCTTCCGTTTCTGCGACCGCCGGCGTTCTGAACGTTCGCCATCGGCTCGCCGTGGTTGGGGTGGATGCAGCTCGTCACCTTGCAGTGGTGCTCCCAGGTGTCGCGCTGCTCGTCGAACTCGACGCCAGCGAACACCTGAGCGCTCACGCGGTGGGCGAGCAATTTCTTGTGCTTGCCGTCAACGATCATAGTGATCCGGCCGTAGCCCCGCGGGTGCTTGTTCCCGATCCAAATCCAGCACTCGGACGGCTCGCCGTTGACCGTGTGGCCGGTGTGCTCGGGCACGCTGTTCGCGAGCAGGCGCTCTTGCAGGTCGCGGTACTTCATGCCGGGCCCGCCAGTGCGGTGAGGAACTTCTTCCGCTCGCGGCAGAAGCGGGTCTTGTCAGCGCTGGTGTTCTCACCCTTCGCGCTGGCCGTGCCGCCGTAGGGCTCGTAGCTGATCAGCAGCGGATGCACCTCGGGCAGGCGTTGCTTCACGTCGAGCAGCGACTCGGGGTCGTCGAACGTCAGCACCTCGTGGTCCTCGCCCAGCGCTTCAGTCTTGCTGTTCGCGTGCAGCCGGTAGCGGGTCTTCAGGTTCAGCAGCACGCGCCGGTTCATCCACGCGCGGGCCGTGGCCTGCGGGTTGGGGCCCTCGATCTTCGCCATGTAGTCGTGGTAGTGGGTCAGGATCACGTCGGCGACCTCTTCCTCGACATCGGCCTCACGGTGGCCGAGCCCCGTGCAGTAGCCGACCATGCGGCGATAGTTCGCCTTGAAGAAGTCGTCGAAGGCTGTCATCAGTTCACCTTGACGCAGGCGATGCCTTCCATCGACTGCTTGCGATAGCACACGACACCGAACTCGTCGGGGCCGTAGCGTTCGAGCGTCCTGCCGGGATCAGCGTTTTGGATCGGCCCCTGCTGCGCAGCCATCGCGGCCTTGTGCGTGATGTCGCACCCCGACAGCACGATCACCACGAACGCGATGACCGCGAGCAGCGCGACCTTCAGCGCCGACGTGCTCATGTTGCTGAAGAAGCGAGCCTTGTGCGGGCCCGTCATGCCGTGGGCGATCTCCGGTTTCATGCGCGGCGTGTAGGCGCTGCCGATCTTCACCTTGCCGGTGTTGTAGGGGGTCATCGATTCCACTCCAAGCTGAGATTGACGACGGTGTAGGAGCCCTTCGACAGCTTGGGCAGGACCGACACGCGCGGCGACACGCCCCGCACCTGCACGGGCGCGGTGTAAGAGAGCGCAGCGAACGGAACCACCGCGGCGCGGGCGAAGCCGTCGCAGGTGGCACCGCCGCACTTGCGCTGGTAGCCGGTCGCGCCGCCCACCGTCAGGTCGAGCGGGCCGAGGTCCTGCACGTAGCCGGCGTAAAACGTCGGCCGGCTGTAGGTGTTCTTGTAGGCGCCGGCCTGCCAGTTCTCGCCGCGCACATAGACGCCGGTGTTCTGATCGTTGTGGTAGTCGCGCTGCGGCGCGTGCACCGAATGCAGGTGCAGGCCGACGGTGACCGATGCGATGGCAAGCAGGCTCATGCCGCGCTCCCGGTGGCCTTGGCGATGGCGGCGCGGGCGCGTTCCATGTTTACGGTGGTGCGGAAGTCGTACAAGGCAATCAACGCTTCTAGCAGTTCAGGCGCGGCGGCGATCAGGCGGGCGTCATGCGGGTTGGCTATGTATGCCGTCACCAGCCTTGTTCCGTCACCACGCACCAATTGACCCTGGCGGATATTGGTGTCCGTGTGAAGTGACCACGGGCCCGGCGTGTGCTGCGCGCTCATTGCGCAGCGCTCCACAGCACGCCGACCTGGCGCACGATGCCGCTGGGGTGGACGGCCACGACGTGCGTGCCGTCCTTCATGGTCGGCCAGTATTCGAGCCGGCAGGCCGCGACGAGCTTGCTGAACAGCCGCGGGTGGCGGCGCGCGATGGCGAGGGTGCTGTAGGTGTGGCGCATGGTCTTAGGCGACAAGGTCGCTCGACAGGTTGATGATTTCGCCAACGGAAAGGCGCTCGCTGACGCAGGCGTCGACGTAGCGGTCATACGCGGCGCCGGTGATGCGCTTCTTTCCGATGCCGCGCCACACATCGACGTAGACCTCGGTCCCGAGGTCGCGAGCGATGGCATAGCGTGCAGCCGTGCGCTCCAACTCGTCGCGGGAAGCCAGCGCGCCGACCTTCCACGACTTGATGTTGTTCTCGGCGGCCCAGCGCTCGACCACGCGGGCCGCATCGATAACTTCCTTGGGCGGCATCTTCATGTCAGTCGGCCAGCAGCTTGAAGAACGGGCCGTAGCTGCGGCGCAGGCCGGCGAGCTTCTTCTGCGCTTGCTCCCACTGGTCAATCGGCGCGGTGAAGATCACGTCGTCGAAGGCGTAGGGGCCGACATCACGGGTGGTCAGAATGCGGATCATGGTCAGGGTCTCCGGTTGGCGTTTCGATGAGCAGAAGATTAGCACCTGCTAAAAGTCTTGCGCAAGGAAAAACCCTAAGGGTCCAGCGCATCGAACTCGTCGACCACGGGGCAGGTGTGCTCAATTCCCGGTTTGAGGCTGAACAGCACCCACTTGCCGCCCTGCTGGCGCCAGCGCACGGCGGTCGAGCCGCAGCGGTTGCAGCGCGGGGCGCGAGCTTCTTCTGCGGTGTGGCGCTGGTAGCGACCGTAGACGATGCGGTCCTCGTTGTCGTCGAAGTAGCTCATGCCAGTTCCTTCACTTTGTAGCCCACGTCAGCGAGGATTGAATACGCCTCGCGCACGTACCAGCCGCGGTCAAGGTCAGCCGGCACCGAGCCGTCGCCTAGGTCCATCAGTGGCCGGGCCCCGTCGCTCTTCGCGACCTTGTTGCCGTTCGTCTTGTAGTGGATGGCGCCGGTCTCGCCCTCGGCGTAGTACCAGCGGATTGCCTTGCCGAGGTAGGCGTCGCCCTTCACTGCGCCGCCGGCCACGCGACGCACGCTCACGAACTTGCGCACGTCGTTGCACTGACCGATCGTGTCCTCGACCGGCGTGCCCTTGGTCAGCAGTTCGACCACGGCCTCGACGCACACGTCGTTCTCGGGCGCGGGCCACGAACTGCCGACCATCTTGGCCTCGGCGAATGCACCCTTGCGCTTGGCCTCGCCGTCGGGCTTCACAGCGATATAGCTGTTCACGTCGCGCGAGTAGATCGCCTTGTAGGGCGTGCCCTCGGTGTCGAAGCCGGTGCACAGTTCCCACGCCTTCACGACGGCGTCCATGTCGCGCTCGCGGCCGTTCGGGCACTTGATCACGATGCCGTCGGTGTTCGCGCTGACCACCGCGATGCCCTCTTGTTCGAGCATTTCAATCAGCATCAGCAGGCAGAGCTGACCGGTCACCGTCACCTGCAGCAGCAGGTCGGGCGAGTAGAGCGTCGACCACTTGCTGCCGAACTTGCCGAATGAGCCGTTGATCGTGATCTTCAGGCTTTCGGCCGTCGTCTTGTCGCCGCGGGCCTTGGCCTCAAGGCGGCGCTTCACGATGTCGCGATAGACCTTCAGGAACGTGGGGCCCATCTGCTTCGGGTAGAGCCCGAGCTGCAGGATGATGGCCGGGTAATAGCTCGCCACGTCGCGGTCGACGAGCGTGCAGCCCTCGGCCACGTGAATCTTTTTCTTCTCGGTCGAGTGCAGGCCGCCGATGCCCATGCGATAGACCGACTGGCCGATCGCGATGTCGCGATTGAGCTCGGGCGGCTCGGCCAGGTAGCCGGTCTCTTGCACGAAGAAATCGGCCGTCTCGACGGCTGCGAGTGTTTCCTTCAGCACCGGCGTGTCGAAGCACACGAAGTGTGGGCGCTGGTACTTGAACACTGTGCCGCGTTCGATCTTCGGAACCTCGATCTGCGCACCGCCCAGCGCGACGCGCACCTTGCCCTTGATCACGGCCTCGGCGACCTGGGCGTCAGACTTCGAGCGCAGGTCGAAGCTGTACTCGTTGCTCATGCGCTCGCGCAGCTCAAGCTGCGGCTTCAGGTAGCGGTAGAGGTCGATCGTAGTGTCGAGGTCATTTGTGCAGTAGCTGACCAGCAGGGCGCGCTGCTCGGGGCTGATGCTCTGATCCGGCTCGATCGGCAGGTCTTGCATGCGCTTCGAGTGCAGCCGGCCGCCGTACAGTTTCAGGCTCATGCGACCGGCAGGTACATCGAACAGGTCGATGTGGTCGTAGTCCTTGGTGTAGTAGTCGGCGTCGGGGAAGCGACGCTTGAAGTCGTCGTCCCAATGGTTCAGCTTCTCGACGATGATCGCGTCGGCCGCTTCCTTCATCACCTCGGGACCGTGGCCGGCACAGGCCAGCATCAGGATCGGCATGTCGAAGCGCCGGCCGTTGAAGCTGACCAGGCGCCATGCCTTGAGAATGTGGATCACCTGTTGCGACAGCGGGCGCCCCTCGTAGCACTCGAAATGCCGCGTCGTGCCGGTGACGATGTTCTTGAAGGCGACGAGGAAATAGTCCTTGTAGACCTCGGTGTCGAACACCACTGTGCCGCGCGCTGGTTGCTCAGTCCAATTCATAGGTTCCCAAGAAAAAAGCCTATTGCCCGGAATAGCGGCCATTCAGTTACCAACGTCCGCCGCTTAAACCCCGACGCGCGATGCCAAGCATCTGACGCGGGTACATCGCGCAGGGCTTCCGGGCCTTGTTACCTCGTGGCTTAGGCGAGGCTAGGAGTAGGACGTTCCCGCTGTATTCAGAATTTGCGTTCGGCTTCCATACGGCGCAGAGCCATGCGGGGCGACTCATGCGCCAGCATGTCGTAGCTGCAGCCGATGCAGCCGCCCTTCCACGAGCCACTGCGTTCGCCCACCTCGTCGCTGAACGTGATGTCGATGCCGCGGTAGACGCGCCGGAACGGAAGCCACGGGCGCCACCATGCTCGCGTTTCCGCCTGGATGGTGGCCGTGCGGTGCTGCACTTCGCCTGAACGCAAGACGTAGATGTAGGGGTAGGTCTCGGGCTCGCTCAATTTCTTGTGCGAGCCTTTGACGAACCGCCACGCCCACGGCACGCGGACGATCGCGAAAGGGTCGCCGCGCGTACCTTTCTGCTGCCCCCAATGCAAGTGCAGCCCGTCCTCGAAGAAGACGAACCCGTAGATCGGGCCGCTGCACTGATGGTAGTCAGGGGCGAGCCGCGTCCATGGGAACGAGAAGGCAACACGGAACAGCCCGAACCCGAGTCGTACCCAACCGCGGGCACTCTCGTGCCACTCGGTCGGGAAACTGATCTCGGCGCACAACCCCTGCAGCGACAACGAGGCGTAGGCCACCTCGTTGTGCCGCTTGTTCCAAACGCGGAGCAGCCAGCCTCTGCGTTCTTTCTCGATGCGTGTGCGCATGAGGGTCAAGCCAATGAACTCGCGCCGGCGCCTTCGCTGATGTCGTCGAAGTCGTCCGGGTTCGGCTTGCTGCCGCCACCGAACGAGTCGCCGTCACGGAAGAACTGCACGCCCAGCAGTTCGCAGCGCACCGCCTTGCCGTGCTGGTTGTCCTGCGTCCAGAACGACACGCTCGCGTTCACGTAGCACCCGGCATAGATGGCGCCGGTGTCCTTGTCGAGCAGGTTCTTCTGGCGGTCGTAGCGCAGCGGCGGACCCTTCTTTTCCTGACGCGTGGCCGACAGGGCGAACATGCCTTCGTAGCCGTCGTAGGCCCGCTTGGCGCCGTCGATGAAGCAGTGCTTTTGCGGGATGCCCTCGTTGGCCGCGAGAATCTTCTTCCAGTCCTTCGGCCACTTGGCCGCTGCGACTTTCTCGATCTCGGCTTGGATGGCCTTGTGCTGGGCGCTGCCGGCCTCGACGAGGAACTGAGCGCGGAAGGAGGGCTCGCCCTGGCCGTTCACTTGCGTGGCTTCGAAGAGGTCGGGGAACGAGAGGCGGACGTTTTCGAGTTTCATAGCGATGGTCTTTCAGCAGAGTGCGAGACCGGCTTCGGCCTCTTGGGTTTCAGGGAGGGGTTGGAAATCGTCGGCCGCGTTGGGCGGCACGTAGGGGTTCTTGATCACGCTGATCGGCTTGACCGAGGGTTTCGGATCGGCGCGCGTGATCAGGGTCTGCGCGGCCTTCCACTGACGCTCGCCGATGTCGCCGGCCTTGACCAGCTTCTCGGCCGTGGTCGGACTGATGACGGTCATGTCCATGGCCTTCTCGACCGGCAGGCGGAAGCGCTTGCGCAGCATTTCCTCGGCCGCCTTCTCGTCGGTCCACTTGCGAGCGCCTTGCTTGCCGAGTTCCAAGCCGAAGCCGGGCACCTGCAGGCCGGCGAGCAGGCGGCGCTCGGTCTCGGCACGGATGGCCTTGCACCAGTCCTCGACGAGGCCGATCGCCGACATGGCCGCTGCGAGGTATTCGTCCTCGCGGTTCGCGGCGTTGTCAGCCACGCCCGCCGAGCCGACACTTTTCAGCACGTCGAAGTCGGCGCCGATCACCGCCTGCACCTTTGCCTGCATGCTCGGGCACGTCGCCATCGCCTTGCAGTAGCGGCACGCGTCCTCGCTCGGCTCCGGGTTCAGGTAGATGCGCTGCCAGTTCTCGACCGGGATCACCCCGTGCTCGGCCACGGCGTCGACGACGAGCTGCGCCTTCTCGCGGGCCTGCTGGCCGAACTGCAGCAGCTCGTCGATCGAGCAGTCCCACTCGCGCGCCTTGCGCTGGTGGATCACGAGCCGCACGCGGGCGATGTCGTAGGCCATGCCGAACTCGGCCAGTGCGCCCAGCGCGTAGAGCATCAACTGCTTGTTGTGCTCGACCTCGACCTCGACGTAGCCGGTCTTGCGGTCCACGACGATGAGCTCGTACACGTCCATCTCGACGAACCCGGCGTCGATCTTGTAGGGCCGCAGCACGATCGCGTCGGCCGTGCCGAAGCTGTCGCCCTTCACGCCGGTGTAGGCCTCGAAGTTGACGCGGCGCTCGACGAACAGTTCGCCGCCCTCGGCCAGGTTGCGCACGGTGTCGACGTAGTCCTGATCCTCTTCGGCCCACTCGGCGCGGTACTGGACCGCCTTGCCGGCAGGCTTGTCTCTGCGGATCACGTCGGGGTCATCGGGTGAAACCCACCAGCCGACGAAGTCGCTGACCGACTGCACCACCGCGTTGAGGGTGTACGAGGTCAGCGCCGATGCGACCACGCTGTGCCGCGCCGTGCCGTCGGCGCTGTAGTCGGTGTCCGCGTCGGCGTGGCCGACTTCCATCACGGCGCGGCCAGCGCATGCGAACCATCCTTCGGCGCCGCTCGGGCTGCAGAGCTTGGCGTGGATGTCAGGCATCGCGGGCCTCCAACATGCCGTCGGCGATGGCGTAGGCCGTCGTGCCGATGTACTTGGGGTCGCGCTTCTCGGTGTCGCCGAACCGGATCATCGCGACCATGGCGTCGTGCGCCATGTCGTCGCGCCGGTCGCCGGTGACCTGTTCGACCGCGAGGCGAGTATGCTCAGCGAGCCAGTGCTTCGCTTTCGCGAGGTCCATGTCGCCGGCCAGCAGCATCGCGAGGATGTCGTCGATGCTCGGGATCACGCCTTCACCTCGTCGAGCACGAGCTGCGCCTTCGCCAGGAACGCCGGGTAGTCTTCGAGCTTGAGCTTCGTGCCGTGGTCGCACGGCTCGCCGTTCTGGCCGGTGAACGACTTGAGCGTCGCGAGCGCCTTGTCCCCGCTGATCTTCGCCATCGCGAGGACCGCGCGTTTGACATCGTCGTAGGTGGGGCGCGCGGGTTCGTCAGACGACGGTGCCGATGCCGGCGCAGATGCGGCACCAGCCGGTTCCGACACGGCCGGTGCCGCGACACTCTGTGCAGGCTTTTCCACCTGCGCGGCGGCTTCCTTCTTCGGCTCGGGCTTCACCTTCTCGACTTTCACCTCGGCCGGCGTCGTCTTGCCAACGGTCTCGGTCGGGCGAAGCTGGCCGACCGTCTTGATCAGCGCGGCCAAGGACTTCGCGACGACGTGGACGTAGCCACCGTCGACCAGCAGGGTCGCGTTGAACTGTTCTTCGGGCGTGTAGGTGGATGCGGTTGCGTTCACAGGTAGGTTTCCTTTCAGAGAAGTTCCGCGTGCCGCTTGCGCAGCTCGTCGCGGTGGTTGCAGAGTTGGGTGTAGAACTCGGTGAGGCCTTCGGCGAGCAGCCAGTCGCCGTCGTGCATCGCGTCGGCGATGTCGTCGCAGGTGTCGACGATCTCGTCGAGCGCGAGGCGAAGCTCGGTGCGGATGAACCAGCGGCGCACCGCGCGGATCAGGCGAGACTCGGCGATCGAGCCGAAGATCAGGCCCGCGGTCAGGGCGAGGGCGGCGCGGATCATGCGGGCCTCACGTAGCGAGCGGCACGAGGGTCGTCGGGGGCTACCCACTCGAACACAGGCCCGTGTCGGGTGACGACGTGAGCGCCGTTGTGGGTGACCTGCACGCGTACTTGCTCGCCGTGCTTCTTCGTGACACGACGGTCGCCGGCCCGAGGTTTGCGCTTTTTCGGGCCCATGACATGAACGCGGGTGTTCGTCCACGGGGCGGTGCGCAAGCAGTCTTGAAGGGTTTCGACATCCTCGCGGACCATCAGAGACGCGTAGGGGTCGCCGGGGTTTGCTTTGTCGATGCCGTCGGCGTGGATTTCGAGGAATCGAATCGCCCGTTCGATCGCGTAGCGGTGCTGCACGTTCATTGCCGCACCGCCAGGATCAGCGCCGCGACCTCGACATCCACGCCCTGCTTGCGCAACTGCCGCGCCACGGGCTGCACGCCCACCTGGGCGGCGCGGTCGCGGTACTTCTTCAGGAAGTAGTCGCCGACGATCTTGCTGGGCGTGTCGTTCGCCGGCTCGGCGGGCACGTAGAGCGGGCCGCCGGGGGCGAAATCGGGCAAGGGGATTTGATCGCGCAGCATCCTGATCCTTTCCAGCAGTTGCTAAAAATCTGCTGTCGGATCGGACTATAGGCGTCCTGCTAAAAGTGTCAAGCGAGTTTTGAGCAGGTGCTAACCCTTACCGCAAAAATAAAGCCGCCCGAAGGCGGCTTGTCGCGGGGTACAGGGTGGTCAGCTTCGGAAGGCGATGACGCCGAGCTCGACGACGCAGACCACGGCGGCCAGGGCGATCACGCGGATGGCGAAGCGCAGCTCGCGCCTCAGTTGATCGGTCGCTTCGTCCTCGAAGAGGCCCCCTTCCTCCATCAGGTACTTGATCCGCTGCGTGATCAGTTCGCGCGTCATGATTGCCCCCTCATGCAACGAGACGTAAGAGACGCTGCACGAACTCGCGGTCGACCTTGCCTGAAGCTGCCGCCTGCTCATAAGCCAACGCCACAACCTCGGCGATCTTGTCCGCCGAGGGCCTTTGCTTCGAATCTTCAATCACTGACAAGACGCACTGCACGATACTGGCGACGAGCGGGGCCTGCACGTCGACGGCCGGCATGCTGGGCGCGGGATCGACCTCGCGGTCGAGGTAGCCCTCGGGCAGGCCGAGCAGTTTTTCCATCGCCCGCGCGACGCGCTCGCTGATCTCGCGGGTGGGTGTCGGGCCGGCTACCTGGCTCAAGTAGCTGCCGGATGAATAGCCCAGCTTCTTCGCCAGGGCGCCGGGCCCGCCGCGCACTCGCATGAGCTCGCGCAGCCGGTCTCGGCGAATTTCTGTCACGTCTCTTTTAGCCATGGTTCGATAGGTAGCATGTGGTGTAACAGGGGCGCAAGGGTTTTTATCTACCTTGCGCGACTTTGAGCAAGTGCTAATATCGGGGTGAAGGAGTTGTACTGATGAACGGTCCCGAATCATTATCACAGCAATTGCTAAGGCAACTGTCGTGCCACACCCCCAACTTGTGGGAAGGTGTTACAGCATGAACGACACCCTGAAGCGCTGGCTGCGGGCGGCCACGTCGGTCGAGCAGATCGAGCTGGCCGAGGCCGTGGGCACCAGCACGAACGTGCTGGAGCAGTACGCGTGCAAGCACCGCATGCCCAGCGCCGAGCGCGCTATCGCGATCGAACTGGCCGCAGCACCCATCACCCGCCGCAGCAAGGGCCGCCTGCCGCGCCTCTTGCGCACCGACATGGCGACTGCCTGCGCGAGCTGCGAGTACGCGCGGCGATGCCTCGGCATGGCCGCTGTCGCGTCGGAGTTCGACGCTGTCAAGGAAGGGGGCGAGTGATGGGCGCGACGACGCTGAAAGCGCTGGAGGCGCTTCACAAGCTGGGCTATGAGCTTGACGGCGTGATCGCCGATGTGGAGCAGGGCAGCGGGTTCGACGCCGTGTGCCTGGAGACGATCAAGCGTGTCCGCGCCGCTCTTGCAGCATCAGCAGGCGAGGGGGAGGCGGACCTGCCAGTTTGGTGGAACGACTTCATCACCAACGTTTGCGAACTGCCGGACCGCACCAGCCCCGAGGACGAGCCGGATGCGATGGTGGCGACGGAGCGCGAACTGGAGAATTGCGCGCTCAATG